TAAGATCACCAATAATATTTTCTAACAAATTAGCTTCTGGTATGTTTGCGTCATAAGCACCTGCCCATTTAATTAACTCATCAGAATCTACTGACTTCTTTATATTTCCACCATTCAGTATTAGATCACGCATTTCTTTTGTCATAGAAGGTAAAAGATCATAAATAGCACGCCAATATGCTTGTCTAAATACAGGAGATCTTGACATGTTATCTGTACGTTCTCCCATAAACATATTAAACATATTGCTAATTGCCTTTTGATAAAACCCTATATCCTCAATCATGTCTGATTTAGGTACAGCTACATAGTCTGGTAAATGTATTACGTTAAATGGATCACTCATCATGTCAATTAAACTTTCATAATGTTGTTCAGGACTATCAAATATTTCACGTAACGTTAATGGTTGTTCTAATAAATCTCCGTCTTTACTTTTACTAATTTTTGTCTTGCCTGTTCTCATCATGTTTAACAAACTAGGTAAAGCAACAGTTGCATTTTCACTGTCCTCTATTTTTTCTAATTTGTACATTGGCCCTGTAATAACGCTGTCATCTATTTCACCTTTTAATGCTCTGTACAATAAATCCTCATCTACTGTAAATCCACCACCAACATTCATGTGAACTCTAGCTATAAGTGCTTCTGCAATAGCTTGTCTACCTGCACGTGTAGAACTTGCTAACTCATACTCTGCGCCACCTTTGTTCCATGCTTCTAGTAATTCATCAACATAACTATCTGCTTTATCTGCAAATACTTTTGCCATTTCAAATTCATCTTTACCTTCTTTATTTCTAAACAAAAATCTAAACATATCATCATATTCAATCTTTCTTAACTCATTTAAATAACCTTCAATATATCTATTAAATTTTTGTGTGTCGGTAATATTACCTTCCTCGTCCATAAATTGTGTTTTAGTTATTGTGCTGTAATTACGTGGACCACCTCTAAATCTAACTCGTCTACCTTTAACATTAAATACTTGATTAGCTTCACCACCAAAAGCACGTGAACTTGCACGTTTCCATTCGTCTGATTCTTTTAATATATCGCCTTTAATATCTTTAAACGTTACATTCTTAGCTGTCCAACGTCTTACTTTTGCTGCGTCTGCACCACCTAATCCTGCAACTTTTAATGCAATCCATGACATAGGATTACTACCGATACCTTTGTATCCTCTTGCCCATAAACGTAATTGTTCCTCTGATATAACTCTTACTGTCCAGGCACCACGTAACAATACAAATGGTTTCCAAAATTGTGTGTAGTATTTATCCATTAATTTACCTGTAATATCTAATCCTGAACCAAATCCTTCTGGTAATTTATTTTTTATAGTTCCTATATAACTTATAGTCTTAGACAACTCTGTAGGATCTGGCAAAGCAATGTTTCTGTTTATTAACTCTGTAAGTAACTGTGGTCTAGGTAATGGTTTTCTAATTTTTGTACCACCGTCCTCTGATAAAGAAGCTATACGTAAATCCATACCTGGTGTTAATACTTGCTCACCACTATTAGCATATGTAAAATATTTACGCATTGTTGTAAGATCTGCTTCCTCAAATATCTGTCCAAACTTTTTAGCAGCTTCTGGATCTGCACCATGATTCTCAACAAGATCATCAATAGTTTTATTCATCATATTTTTTGTTGCAGCAAACACACCTTCGTAATCTCCTGCTTTTAATGTTAAAAACTCTGACAATACTGTATCTTTAGCAGAAGCGTCTAATGTTGTATTGTCTAACCATGCTTTAACAGATTCAAATGTATCCTCCATGTGATCTACATCTAAAAATCTATATGGTAATTCGCTAGCATAAGTTCCCATTATTCTCCAGGCCCTGCTTTTACTATTTCTAGCTTTTCTAACTATTGCAGTTGTAGGTCCAAATAGTTCTGCTATCTCTCTGTTTTCTGGATCTAATGCTTTACCTACCAATTTTCCTACACCTCTACTTATAGTTCCTGCTGTAGGCTTTACATCTACTCCTGCTGTTTTTAATCTTGGATTACCAAAAATATATTCCATAGCTTCGTATAATTTTATTTTTTTCTCATCACGTGTAATGTTTGATTTAGTAATGTCTGTTAATCTTTTAACAACAGTTGGGTGTTTTATTCCAGTAATATCCATAAAGTCGCTAACGTTTTCCATATCTACTAGCCACTCCATAAACTTATCGCCTGTCTTACCGTCTAACCATTCTGTTACGTCCTCACGTCTAAACCATTTAGCTACGCCATTATCGTTTAGACCTAATACGCTTTTTTGTATGTCTGTTAATTGATCTTGTCTTTTTAATTGTGCCATTAATCGTTCTGTAGGTTTAAATGATTTTTTAGCTTTTAGTCCTGCACCTGCACCTGCTAATACATAGTTTGCAGGATCTAGGAATACTGCTTTAGCACCGTCAATAAGTCCAGACAATACATTAAATGATTGTTGATTTGGTTCTACAACTTGTGCAGCAGCAACTCTACCTAAAGATATAGGAACTTGATTCCCACCTTTAGTTGTGTATTTAAATATAGGATTACCTTCTTGCATGTTTCTATCTATCTCTGTAATAGGATTTCCTAATTTATTATTAATAATTGTTTGTGCTTCTGTAGGTTGTATACCTCTACTAATTAAAAATTGATATTCCTCAAAGTTTGGACTATTTGGATCAGCAGGATCTAATACTTCTGATTTTGGTAATATACCTGATCCTATGTTTACACGCTTGCCCTGTGCAATATTCTGTACAGCTTGTTTAACTGTTGATTTACCAGATTGACTATATGCGTCCCAAAAACTTACATTTTCTGCTTGATCTCCTGCAGTTGCAGCTATTGCAGCATTTATAGGTCTATCTACAAATGTACGATAAAAATCCTCTAATCCCATTAAAGATCCTCTTACTAATGCAGTAAATGGATCTCTTACATAACTTTTAAAAAATCCTTCATCTTGTTTAGCTTGTTCAAATTGTTCAGCAAGTAACTGTAACGTTTGATCCTCTGGTTGCATTTTAAGCAATGACAAAGAACTAATCATATCAGGTGTAAAATTAGGATATGTTTGTGCTAATTTACTAGCACGAATTGCGTCTTGTGGTGTTAAAGTTTTTTTAATTGCGTCATAACGTCTGTTTCTTTGATCTATTTCATAAAATAAATCTTTTTCAACGTGTGGTAATTCAAAAAAGTTTAGGTTTGCCATGTTGAAGGATTAACTGATCTTTGTTGTGGTTTGTTTTGAAACGTTGCTAATAATGATCCTAATTCATCTGTTGGATATATTTCATACATAGCTCTAACTAGCATTACAGGATCAGGTGGCAACATAGGTGAACCTGTAGTGGCAACACGTCTCGCTTCATCAGTTACTCCCTCTGAGATGTTTTCTTGACCGCCACCACTTGTAAATATATCTAAAGTCTCTGGTGTTACTCCTGCAGGTAATGTAGCTGATACTGCTTGTCCAGGTGCTGATGTGCCTTCAAGTGCTGCATTTGCTGCTGCTACGTTTTTTTCTGCTTCACCTTCTGTACCCATAGGTTCATCAGCAAGCATTTTTTTTACGTCCTCTACTGACACTCCTGTATCTGTACGTTGTGATAATGCACCAGGTCCCGATACTGCTGCAGGATTAGCAGGTTTTCTATATCCGCCTCGTCTACCTTTTGACCTACTACTATCTATCGCCACGACTACACTCCTCACATTGACACAATGTATGATTAAACATTGCTATTGGAAACAAAACCATAAAACCTATATTGCTATTAAATTCAACTACAGGCATATCTAAATTCATATCATCTATTATTGGTGGATTATATTCGTAATGTTCATTAATAATTTCCTCACTAGATTCCCATACGTCCTCTAGTTCCTCACGTACAATATCTCTAAATACTATATCTGTATAATCTGGCATTATCCCTGTCCTAACAATAATGATCTAATATCTACTCCACCACCTGCGCCTGCGGTAGGAGGTGCTGCTGCTGCTTGTGGTACTTGTCCTAATTGTTGTAACATAGCTTCCTCCTCTGCTGACATTGCAGGTTCCTCTGCTGTATAAAACTTAGATAAAATTTCACTCATGTCATCAGGTGATTTGTATATTTCTACTACAGACATAGTAGCTTTAGGATCGCCCTGTTGTGCTTGTGCTAATAACGTTTCAAATAAAACTTTTTCTGCTTTTTCAGATCGTATACGTTCGTTAATTTTAGGTATATTATCTAAGCCGTCAATGTTTTCTTGTAATGTTTGTGTATCTAAAATACCTGCTTGTAACAACTGCAATCCAGATACAATCTTAGTTGGTTCATCAAAACTTGCCATAACACCATAGACACGTCTAGTAACAAAGTTATTAGCTATATCTGTTTCTGGTGTATAGTTTTCTGCAAAACTCGATCCATTCCTATAACCTGCTAATGGTTTTCTTTTCTTGCCATATACAACTTGGTCTAGCTCTAATCGTTTACTATCTAATTCCTCAATAGCGTCTCGTAAAACTAATTGATATTCTTTTACATTTAGATCTACAGATGACATAAGTTCTTGTAAACCTTTACCAGTTGCAAAACTGTTAGGTGATATACCGTCATCAGTTAATGGATAGTTTGATCCAATACGCATTTGTCTTTCTATACGATCTATTTGTTGAAACATTTGATATGGCAAGTTACTTACTGGCTTACTTACCTGTGATCCAGGTGCAAGATAGTTTATTGCATTTCTACCTTTTTTGTAATTACCAGATTCTAATTCACCAATAATATTGGTCTCTGTAAATACTGCGTCCTCCATAGCTATTACAGATAACACGTTGATCTTTGCCATTGTAGCCATAAGACCTAATACATGATCATATTGTCCCTGTAATCTATCAAAGCTGTATCGTTTAGCAATAACAAAACGTGGTCCAGATTTAAGTGGATTAGGAATAAAATCTAATATTTGTTTCATGTCTGGTAAAAATATGTATGTACCTTCCTCGTCATAATATTCTGCTAACTCAACACCGTCTGCTAATCCATTTTCCCACGATCTGCTATATGCGTCTGTGTATTTAAATCTTGTATAACCAGGTTGTTGTCCTGCTTGATCTACATCTACTTTTGCTTGTGGATACATAGCTTTTATTGTTTG